CATTTATTGATGGAAAAGTACAAAAATATGCTTATGGTGGTGTAGTAAATAAACCAACCTTATTTCCTATGGCTAATGGAATGGGGCTTATGGGAGAAGCAGGGGCAGAAGCTATCCTTCCATTATCTAGGGGTAGTGATGGCAAATTAGGTGTAAAATCACAAGGTGGTGGTACTAATATTGTTGTTAATGTAGATGCTTCTGGTAGTTCTGTAGAAGGTGATGAAACAGAAGGTAGAGCATTAGGATTAGCGTTATCATCAGCTATAGAAGCAGAACTTATTAAACAAAAAAGACCAGGAGGTTTATTAGCATAATGGCAACATTTCCATCTATAGAACCTAGTTATGGTTTAACTAAAACATCACAACCAAAAACACGTATTGTACAATTTGCTGATGGTTATGAACATAGAATATTGTTTGGTCTAGTTAGTCATCAAAACCCAGAGGTTTACAATCTTGCATGGAATAATATTACAGAATCAGATTCAGATGTTATAGAAGGGTTTTTAAGAAGTAGAGCAAATGACAATGCAAGTTTTACATATAGCCCACCTTCAGAAGGTTTTACAAAAACAGGTACTTATTCACAATCAGGAACAACAGTAACCATAACAATTACAGATCATGGTGTTGCAGTAAATGATGTATTAACTATTGATTACACATCTGGTTCTGCTGTAGATGGTTCTTTTATTGTTGCTTCTGTAACTACTACAAGTGTATTTACAGTAGTGGCTGCTGCTAGTGCTACAAGTAGTGGTAACGTATCAATAACATTAGCAGGTGCTAAAAAGTTTGTTTGTAACACATGGAATAAAAAAATTAATTATCCAAATAGAGCAACAATTACAGCAACATTTAGGCAGGTGTTTGAACCATGAGTAGTGCAGCTATTGTTAGTAATCTACAAAATACAAACCCTTCAGCAATAATTGAACTTTTTACTTTGCAATTAGACAATAGTTTGCATGGTGCTACTACTATTTATAGATTTCACAATGGTTCATCTTTAAATGATAATGGTGAAATTGTATGGGCTGGTAATACTTATCAAAGATTTCCAATACAGGCAGAGGGATTTCAATATGGAAAAGGTCAACTACCTAGACCTACATTAACTGTTAGTAATGCCCTTGGAACAATTACAGCTATTTTACTAAGTGTAAACAGTACAACAACAGGTAATGATTTAACAGGTGCAACAGTTACTAGAATAAGAACCCTTGCTAGATTTTTAGATGCTGTTAATTTTCCTAGTAATGTAAATCCTTATGGAACACCAGATGCTACAGCAGAATTTCCACAAGAAATATATAAAATTGATAGAAAATCAGCAGAAAATAGAGAAATAGTACAATTTGAATTAGCTTCTATCTTTGATCTTGCTGGAATACGAGCGCCAAAAAGACAATGTACTAGGTCAGATTTTCCTTCTATTGGTACGTTTAGCGGATGAATTGGAAAGAAGCTGCTCTTATTCATGCGAAAGACCAAGATCCTGATGAATCTTGTGGTTTGTTATTAAATATTCGTGGCAAGGAAAGATATTATCCGTGCCGTAATTTATCTGCACAATCAGATGAATATTTTATTTTAGATCCAGAAGATTATATAAAAGCTAGTAATACAGGTGATATTACAGCGATTATCCATAGTCATCCTGATACACCACCTGTTCCTAGTCAGGCAGATAAAATGAGTTGCGAACAAAGTAAACTGCCTTGGTATATTGTTAATCCTAAAACAGAAACATGGGGATATTATGAGCCATGCGGTTACAAAGCACCTTTACTTGGTAGACCTTGGGTTTGGGCTGTAACAGATTGTTGGTCACTAATAGTTGATTGGTATAAGGAAGAAAAAGGTATTGAATTATTAGATTACGAAAGACCAACAAGAATAGAAGAATTTACAGACGATCCAGTATTTGAAAAATATTTACCAAGTAGAGGTTTTAGATTATTAAAGCCAGATGAACCTTTAATCAATGGCGATGTTTTAGCAATGAGCATTTTAGGAAAAGGATTAAATCATGTAGGTATTTTTATAGATGGTGATGTTTTACATCATTCAGCAGATAGACTATCTTGTAGAGAGCCATACAATCCTTGGTTATTAAAATGTACAGGAGGTAGGTATCGTTATGTTGCGTAAAATAAAACTATATGGTGAACTTGCAGAATTTGTAGGTCATAAAGAATTTGAAGTAAAAGCAGATAGCTTACAAAAAGCTGTCAGTTTTCTTATTAATAATTTTCCACAAGTTGAGGCATATATGAGTCCTAAATATTATCAAGTCAAAGTTGGTAATTATGCAATTGATGAATCAGAAATACATAATCCTATAGGCAAAGAAGATATACATTTTGTGCCTGTGATAACTGGAGCTAGAGGATTCGGAAGAATATTATTAGGTGCTGCATTAATAGGTGTAGCTTTTTTAATGCCAGTAGCTGCTGGAGGTCTTAGTTTAGGTGCAGGTATAAAAGCAGGTTCATTAGCAAAAGTAGGATTTTTTACAAAAGTTGTAGCAGGTGTTGGAGCTAGTTTGGTTATAAATGGGGTATCAGATATGTTATTCCCTTTACCTGATTTGCCAAATTATAGCAATGAAGAAGATCCAAGATTATCATTTAGTTTTTCTGGAACACAAAATACAGCAAGAGCAGGTACTCCTGTGCCAATAGTTTATGGAGAAATTATGACAGGATCAGTAGTTATTAGTACTTCTCTTGATACACAGCAGGTACGAGCATGACAGATATACCAAAGAAAATTATTGGTGCTAGACGTAGAAAGAAAACACCACCACCACCAACAAGAACACCTGATACATTACATAGTAAACAGTTTGCTACATTTCTTGACTTAATATCTGAGGGAGAAATAGAAGGTTTTGCAACTGCTTCAAAAGAAGGTAGAACACAAGGAACAACTGCATATAATAATGCTGCTTTGAAAGATGTTTTTTTGAACGAGACACCTGTTTTAGAAGCATCTGCTGATTCTGCTAATGCAACAAGTACGGATTTTAATTTTCAAGATGTGGTATTTAATCCTAGATTTGGAACGGCAGATCAAGCAAAAGTTGAAGGTATAGAAAGCAGTTCTTCTGTAACATCAGTAGGTGTCACTGTTACAAAAGCAAGTCCTGTTACAAGACAAATTACAAATACTAATGTTGATAGAATAAACGTATTAATAACTGTACCGCAGTTACAACTAGCTACAGATAAAGGTGACATATTAGGTTCAGAAATACAATATAAAATCTCTGTACAATATAATTCTGGTGGTTTTACAGACATCATTACTGATACTATCTCAGGAAGAACTGCTGATGCTTATCAAAGAGACTATGGAATAAATTTAACTGGTAGTTTTCCCGTAGATATAAGAGTAACTAGAATCACCGATGATAGTACTAATTCATTTTTACAAGATGAATTTCAATGGACTAGTTTTAGTGAAATCATAGATGATGCAAATACATATCCAAATAGTGCATATAGTTCTTTACGTTTAGATTCTGTTCAATTTAATGCACCACCATCTAGAAAATTTCGTATTCGTGGAGTAAAAATAAGAATACCAGGTGCAGGTGCTAGTGGATCAGGTACTCCAACTGTAGATTTGCAAACAGGCAGAATAATTTATCCTGACGGCTATATATTTAATGGCGTTATGGGCGCTGCTGTGTGGTGTTCATGCCCTGCTATGGTTTTACTAGATCTTTTGACAGATACAAGATATGGTTTTGGAGATCATATAACAGACAGTAATTTAGATTTATTTTCTTTTGTAACTGCAAGTAAGTATGCAAATACTCTTGTAGATGATGGATTAGGTGGACAAGAAGCAAGGTTTAGTTGCAATGTAAATATACAAAGTCCAGCAGAAGCTTTTAACTTAATTAATGAATTAGCAGGTGTCATGAGATGTATGCCTATATGGTCTGCTGGTTCAATAACTATTACACAAGATAAACCTACTGATCCAAGTTATTTATTTACATTATCTAACGTCACTGAAGATGGTTTTTCATATTCTGGTAGTAGTCTAAAAACTAGACATAGCGTTGTATCTGTGTCTTATTTCAACATGGAAAGTCAAGAAGTTGATTTCGAAGTAGTAGAAGATGCAAGTGCAATATCAAAGTTTGGCACTATTGTTAAACAAGTAAAAGCATTTGCCTGTACATCTAGAGGTCAAGCACAAAGATTAGGTAAGGCAATATTATTTGCTGAACAAAATGAATCAGAAATAGTTGTATTTTCTACATCTATCGATTCTGGTGCAGTAGTAAGACCAGGTGCCATTATTGAAATACAAGATCCAGTAAGAGCAGGTGTAAGAAGAGGTGGAAGATTATCTGCTGTTAGTTCTACAACTGTTGTTACTGTTGATGATACCTATGCAACAGATTTGGCGGTAGATGCTAGTGGTAATCCTGTTGGTGATGCAACTTTAGCTGTAATTTTACCTGATGGCACATTTGAAAGTAAGGCAATCTCATCTGTATCAGGTGGGACTATCACTGTAAGTTCTGCTTTTTCTCAAGCACCTAATGTAAATGCAAACTTTCTTATATCAAATACAACTACTCAATCTCAGTTATTTAGAGTAATAACAGTAGAAGAACAAGATGGTATAAATTATGCGATTACTGCTTTATCTTATGTTGAAGGTAAATATGCTTTTATTGAAGATGGAGAAGCATTACCAGCAAGGACAGTATCTCAATTAGGTACACTTGCACAACCACCTGTTGCTTTAAGTGCTGCTGAAAAAATATTTCCTATTAATAACCAAGCTGTATCAAAAATTGTTGTTAGCTGGCAAACAGTTGTTGGTGTTACTCAATATCAAGTTAATTATAGATTTGGTAATGATAATGTCATAACTGAAAGAGTAACAAGACCTGATTTTGAAATAATGAATAGTAGAAAAGGAACTTATACAATACAGGTATTTTCCTACAACGTACTTGAACAATTATCTGCAACTTCTACCGATATAACATTTGAAGCACTTGGTAAAACTGCATTACCAGAAGATGTAACAGGTTTATTAGTAGAACCAGTATCAGATCAATTTTTAAGACTACGTTTTAATAAAGCTACAGATATTGATGTTACACATGGTGGAAACGTAGTAGTAAGGCATAGTAACCTTACAGATGGAACGGGTACATTTACTAATTCTGTTGATATTATTCCTGCTTTACCAGGAAACGTATCAGAAACATTAGTACCAGCAGTAGATGGCGAATATATCCTTAAATTTAGGGATGATGGCGGTAGGTTAAGTAGTGGTGAAGCATCTGTAGTTGTTACTAACCCAGATCCATTTCCTAAACTTGTTACATTTACAGATAGAGAAGATACAGATAGTCCACCTTTTGGTGGTACAAAAGTTGATTGTTTTTATAGTGATGATGTAAATGGTCTTGTTTTAGGTTCCTTAGAAACATTAGATACTGTTACAGATTTTGATGCTATTGCTGATTTTGATTTCTTAGGTGCTGTTGATATAACTGGTGGAAGTTATGATTTTGCAAGTATTTTAGATTTAGGTTCTGTTCATCCATTACGATTAACAAGACATTTTGTAACACAAGGTTTTTATCCTAATGACTTAATTGACAAAAGAACAGCCAATATAGATACCTGGACAGATTTCGATTCTGCAACAGCATTTGATGTTAACGCAAAATTGTTAGTTGCTACAACTATTGCTGCACCAGCAAATGGATCAAGTTACCAGGATAGTGATTTTTCTAGTAAAACATTTAATACCTTTGCTAATGGTACACATATTGGTAGAGGATTTAAATTTAGATGTGAAATGGATAGTGATGACCCTGCACAATCTATAGAAATAGACCAATTAGGATATACAGCAGAGCTAGATAGAAGAACAGAACAAAAGTCTAATTTAAGTTCTGGTACATCTGCATCTGGACTTGCTGTTACTTTCGACCATGCTTTCTTTACAGGTGCTAGTGGTACTGATGTGTCAGCAGGTTCACAACTGCCTAGTATTGGTATTACTGCTAATGATCTAGGTGGTACGGAAAGGTTTGAAATTACAAACATAAGTGGATCTGGATTTACTATAAAATTTATGAATGCAGG